AGAAATTGAACAGACTAGGAACGCGAGCAAGGTGCGAAGAGGAAGTGGCTGCGAGGCCAGTTTCGCTCGTCTGTGATTGCGTCTCGGTATTCTGTTGCGAGAAGGAACCGTTGCACTTCGTTTTGGTCAGGGAAGTGGTCTAGTTCGATCGGATAATACGGCCGGTCAGGGCTATCTCCAAAAGTCAGCTGAATGCCAGCAGGATTAGGCTCGAAGCCTTGGTCCTTGTAATACTGGTATACTTCGGAAAGCAAGCGGTGGACACGGTAATCGGTGCCGCACGCTGCGTAAGCGAAGCCGATGGCTTGGGCCATCGTTATTTCAGGAGTTGGATCTTTCGCCTTAGTGTGGTAGAACTGTGCTAGCATCTTGATCAGATCACGGTAAGGTAATCCGTCAGTGTTGCGATAGCTGAGCACTTCTACTCCGTTGAGCGAGTTGCGTATTTCGGATTTCTCGAAAGAGATGATGGTACCGAAGAGGTGGTCAGCAACTTGTTGCATTTGAAGTAAAAAATTATTGTGTTCAGAGTAAGGTATCTGGAAGTGAGTCGAATGATAGAGTCGTCTCCTTGCACTTTGATGATGCATTGCTTAGGGTCGTAACCCATGTAGCGTAGGATGGCGCAAATCATGACGTAATTAACCCATGAATCCATGAGTTGTGTGATGAAAAGTCCAGATGGTATGCCTGCGAAAAGACGTTTCCAAACAGTGCCGTCAGGTAGGATGATGGGCGAGGCGAAGAAGGCTTCGACTGTCCATTCCCATAGGGCTTGAAGTTTGTCTGGTGCTGTTGGTGAGGTCGGGTAGTCTTTGGTAGGAACGTAGCCATTGTTGAAGTCGAGAAAGGATCGAGTAACAGCGAAGATCAAAGTAATGAGCCAAAAGCGGGCGCGCTTGTCAAAGCGGGACCAGTCGATGGTGATGTAGCTTACGGATTCGCCAGGGATGTAGAGGTCACGATATAATCGGAACCATCCGCCAGTGAATGTTTCGTAGCCCCAAAGCATTGGTGTAGTGCCAGGGTTGGTTTTGATCCATGCGATGTATTCCCAGTAAAGCATTGCTTCTGAGATGATCCACAGTTTCGAGACTCCCCAGATTGATCTGAGTTTGTTGGCAGCGTCGGACTTGACGACAGCAGTCTTGATGTGTAATAGCATAGGAAATATGAAGCGCAGATTGATATACTCGGTGTCTTTGAGACCAGCGTGTGATGTAAATCTCGATTTAATGATGTGTTGCCAG